GGCACTAACTAACAGCTCATGCGGTTAGAAAGTCGGTCCACCAATAAAGGTGAACCGGTGTCGCCATTGCTGGAGGATTCCAGCAGAACCATGAACGCCTATACTTAGGGCTGGCCATGGTGTACCTACTGCTAATCAGGGGCTCACGCAACGTGAGCTTTTCGTGGACAAGCGCTCGCTCGTTCTGAGCTCGCAAATGCCACAAGAAGAGATTTCGGATGTCGTAATTATGACGTCCGGGCGAGGTCGTTTTGTAACCTCTAAACCAAAGAGCCTGCATTCCAGCAGACAGCTTTGGACCCTTCTTCCTGATTATATTCTTGGCGTGAGAGGTCGGTACGTCTATAAAGACACCCGACATCGAATCGTGGTTGAACGGGACTAACAATAAGTCCTCTTCTAAAACAATACGTTTTAGGAACTTCCACAGATCCCCTCCTGGAGCTGCTATCGCAGCCAACCCGTTAACGTTGTGGGCAAGCACGTTGTGCCGTTCCGTAACTTCGCGGATATAAAAAGGCGTAATTCTGTTGCCTTTAAACCAGTGGGAGCCACACGACTCCCGAAAGGGGCCATCAACGAAAGACTTTTCTTTGTTGACAGCAAAGCCAAGAAAGCCAAGCAAGCGGATAAGAGGTTCGGCTAACTCTGATTCTACGATGATATCATCACCGTAAACTGAGTATCGCTTACTCCCAACCGCATAGCAGGCCGCAGCAAACGCTATTGTTTCCACTGTGAAAGTGGAACCATTCCCCATACTCGAAAACTTTGAGTACGTAAGGGTCTGGCCGTCCACCACGTAACGTGGTGAGCGAACATCGTCGAGGTACCGTGCCCAAGGGTACGGAAATAACCCATAAACTAGGTTATAAGCCTCAACGTCCGAAGCCATTCTGACATCAATTGTGGCAATTTCGCCAGTAATTGATCCCTCTTTGGCCAGGATCGCGTTTCGTGACTGGTTTGACAGATCGATTCCGCGCCTTCTCAGGCGCTTCTTCGCGTGCGCATCAAATGCAAGCTGAAGGGGAACGTTCCCCGTAGGCTCGCAAGCGATCGTACGCTCTGTTTGCCAGTTCTTAGGTACAAACTCCACGCGGTTTGTCTCAAGTACCCGAATTGCAAGTTTGCCATATCCGAACCATTCGGAGAGGGCTTGCAGGTAGGGCACTGCACGAGACGTCGCATCAATCCTCTTCCCAACTTTGAGGTGGGGAATTGAATCTTTGCGAGACCGCATCGCAGTAGCACCGCTCGACACCCTTATATTCTTGGGCAACTCGTCCAAGAAAGGCGTGAAAGGGCCAAGCAAGTCATGGATATACATTTCCATACGGCTGACATACGAACGAAGATCGGGAGCAAGACGCTCACGCTTCGACAAGTAGTGGTCTAACCTCTTGTTTGTGATCCGACATATCCTCTCCGCTCTTTCAAACGAGCGAACAGCATTCTGCCGGCAAACGGTAGGATCTGCATACACGGCATTCTTTTTAAAGAATGCTTCGACCTGCATAACGGCCCTCCACGTGCTCTCCGTACTATGTTCGGTGAGCAGTGAAGAACAGGTTGCAAGGGCTGCCAGATTTCTGGATCTAACCCACCCTAATAGGCGGGCCGCCAGGGGCAGCTCAATGCATGACAGGTTGTCATTAATGTAAGCTCGACTCACGTCATATGCAAACATTGTTGGGTCCATCATTGGATCTCCTTAATGCTTGGGGAGAAAGAACTCCTCCCCAAAAGTGCACTGGAAGCCATCGGCTGAGACAATCGTTTGTCCACCGAATGTGTGGCATACCAGAACTGTTACCGCGACCGCAAGCGTGACTGCAGCGATTAGCTGAGCCATTCTTGCGTGCTGACCGTATTGGCGAATTCATCGCCAGCGATAATATCGCGAAATACAGCCAGTGCTGCGGTAACATCTGCACTTACACCATCCACCGGACGGCGGATAGTGGCAGTAAAGAGAACACGAGTAGCCAGGGGCAAGCCCTCGGCATCCTCGGTCCCAGACAGGACAGAGACCTTATCTTCTAGGATCTTCTGTCCACCCGTCGCAACCACACGCGACTGGAGCACCATTTTCGGCTTTTGTGCCGTATGGCCAGTGTACGTGTATTCACGGATGTTGCCTTTATCGGCAAACTCTTTAACGAGAGTGCTCATTTGAGCCATTACTTTCTCCTTAAATACGCCTGGCGTAGCAACGCTAAGAGGTCAACCCCTTTTGCGAGGCTCAGCCTGACGTGTATTTGCGGGAGTTTGGAAACATTGACGGGAATTCTCCGTGTTGCCTCTTGAGTGAAACCACCATGCAGCGCACAGCTTCCGCTGTAATCGCTGTCTAATGGCCTACCGTTAGTCACATCAATTTCAGTTGTGACACGAACATATTGTCCGCCGGCCTCAAAATGGTTTCGAGAGATGATGACATAGGACATGGCTTCCAGCCATTGCCCAACGTTCACGACCCAGTCTAAGACAAACGAGAACCTTGTGAGTTCCCATGCTGTCGTAACTGGGTTAATCTGAACGCGTGGTGGTTCGAGGTCTGCAACCGCCGTACCCCTTACTCCGAAGGAGTAGGTAGCAATGCGTTTGACAGTATGGGGGTAACCTCCCCCCGCCTCATAAGAAGAATCCTGGGTTTCCCCATCGGAATCTTCGCCTACCGACTCCTTATAACGGAGTCGACCACTGTCAATGTTATTGACGGCCTTCTCAAGATCTTGTAGATCATATATGAGAGTGCGCCATCCATAACGACCTTCTAACCACAGATCTTGAAAACGAGCCTTCTTTAAAAGGCCCGTTATTCTACCTGTGATATTTTGAAACATTGCTGCGGTTTTATGCAGCTCTGCTATGAAGGTCAAACCGTCCCAACCGCGTGAATAAATCCGCGCGGCCGCTGCTTGCACGTAATACGTGTAGTCTATCTGGTCAAGATAGCCAATCAGCAGTTCCTCATCTTCTAGTATCTTAGTAGCATATGTATTCCATACATAGCTAAGTGGCATGGGCAAGTAGGTTGCTGTGAAGCTTCCAAACTGTTCCCCCACAATACGATACTTATAGAAGTAGGTTAGAGGAAGGAGCTCTCCCTTACGCTTGCGCACGAGGTAATTTGGGGTATCTTGCCCCACAATTCTCGTATAATCAGCTGATGTCATGACGGTACCCTTTGAGAGGATATCGCCATTCGATACGTTGATTTGTAGTGGGGTCATATCTATTTGACCCCACTCGCGCTCGCGTCTAGGCATAAAGAGTTCCTAACCAGCAAAACCCGCGTTCTGCCGGTAATGTTGGGTGCAGAAATGCACAGGTGACACCCTTGCGGGCATCGTCCTGCTGGACCCGGATTATCCGGG